CAGCTTTCCTTGCTTCATTCAAAGCCATTTCAACTTCGTTGAACCTTGAATCTTCAATCATTCTGCGGGTAACACCTACTGCAATACCCCACTCTTTAACTCCGACTCTCTCAGAGCGTAGTTTTGTGTGTTGGTATTGAGGAGTTGTTCCTTCATCTATCATTTCTAGCTTCATGCTAGGTCTGTTCATAGTAATATCAATATTACCGCCTGTGTCCGTAGACATTTGCTCTCCAAAGAGTGCCATTGCTGGAAGGTCTGTGACCTTGTAGTCCATGATAGCATCTTTGTAATCAACAAGTACTCTCTCTCCGAGACCACCGTTGACTGAGCCAGTGTTTAGGCTTGTAAGTATACCGGGAGTTGCGTCGACCATTTAAATCACCTTAGTTCCTCATTAGTACTGGTAATAGGGTAACAGTAGAACCTAGGGTTGCTCCTGTTAATGCTACACCACATGTCGTACCAGATGCGGCTATTGTTGCGTCGGTTCCTGTAATTAGAACACCGTCGGCTGTGACGTCTAACAGTTTTCCTTCGTCGATTGTTCCTGAACATGCGACGTTTAGAATTACTCCTTTTCCGGTTACAACTGGTAAGATGTTTCCTGAGGTTGCATCTACCATTGCGACACCGATAGCATTGTGTGCGTCAGCTCCAGATTGGTCCACTTCTCCATCGGTTGCGAGTGTAACCATTCTTCCTGCTGATATTGTACTACCTGCTGTGAAAGGAAGTATTCTTGCTGGTGCGCCTCCATCGTTAACTAAAACTTCTGTTGCCATTTTTATTCACCTGTTAATACTTCTTTGTTAAGGACTATTCGTCCGTTAACCATTTTTACACCAAACTTGCGTTCGGTTTCTGCTGGAACGGCTTCGCCTTCGCTAGCCTTTCCTTTTCCGAAAGTTCTTTCGGAGTCCACTTGTGGCTCTGGCATTGCTGCTAGAGCTTCGCTGAATCCAGTCAGCTTCATATCATCCCATGCGGAAAGTTCCTCGATTCGAGCATCCTTGTTAGCTTCTTCGATTGTACCGAATAAAACTTCTTTGGATATAATTGCTTCAATGCTTGCATTCTTGCGTTCTTCAGCTTCTTTCTCTAATCTTTCTTCTTCTGCTTTCTTGAAAGTTTCTAATTCTTTCATGGCAGCTTTGAATTCTGATTCGATTTCTTTTTTGGAAGCTTCAGCTTCTTCAAGTTGTTGCCTTAATGAAGCGAACTCGCGTTCGACAATTTTTTCTGCATCGGAGTTCTTAGGGGTTTCTTCTGTCATAGTTTCTACCTCTTTGTTCCCGTCTTCACATTTACATGACTCTTCTTCATGACCACCACAACCACAGTCGTGGTCGTCCTCTGATGCGTCATGTTCTCCACATTCCTTATCTTCTATTGTACATTCCTTACAGACGGGGTCCATCGATTTATTGTCGATGAAACTTACCTCTGTGGGACGTATGTTGGTGGCATATGTGTCACCCATCACATCAACATCATTTGAGAACCAATCGATGCTAACGTGAGTCATGTCCCCGTCTTTCACTTTCTCCAATACTTCTTGACCACGTGGGTATTTACTAGATACCGTAGCCAACATTTTCACTGCTGTCTTTCCATTATCCATCTGAACAAACTCAGGCTCAGTAGCCATGCCGATTAAATCCTCAGCTGTTCTTTGATGGTCAACATAGATTGGTAGCTCCTTAAAGCTATCCAAACTACCTTGAAGCGTCTTAGGGTCTATAAAGACCTTTTGTTGTTGCCCCTCTTCCTCATATTCGTGAGGTCCGGACGTAATAGCGATTACTGGGAATTCCACGGTTGAAATCCCATCGCTCTCTGAAATCGTCAAAGAATCATCTTGCTCTAAACCTAAAGCAAATGACCTCCTTCTTGGTTCCTTTGATGTCGTTCTACCGAATTCCCGCTCTACACCATTTTCCTCAGCCCACATGGTACACATGTCTTGGGCCTGCTCTTCATGGTTTTCAAAACCACGATTCTTTAGTGTTTTGCTAACACTGATTACACACTTGTCGTAACTCATGCTCTATCTCCTGTTGCGTTGGCGGATGGCTGATTGCCTCTGTTTTGTGCTCTGGCGGACTCCTCTTTCTTATCTTCATCTTTCCCACCAGAGATATTTACATTTCTATCTGTTTCAAGTGGAGATGCTTTGACATCTTCAGAAGTTTCCATCTTTAATGTTTCTACTCCTTCAGGGTCAAGACCTCTTTCTTCTCTGACTTCTCCGGGTGATAATACTCCCTCGGATAAGTAAATCATATCTGTTTTAGCTTTAGTGAATGCATCATCAACATTTATTTGCCTGAATTTGAATTTAGCTTCACCATTATTCAATTGTGGCATAAGTTGTGCATTCATAGCTGTTTCTACCATAGTTTGTAAATATCTAACATATGGCTCAAATACTGGACGTGCTTTGTCTGGGTCTGTGAACATAGTTCGTGGGACTTTCAAAGACACGTGTATTTTATCTAATATATCATCGGTATATTTTCCGTATTCAAAAGCTCTTTGTGTACCAGCTAATTCTTTTATTTGTATATCATTACCGTGTATGATATCTTCACCGGGTCCTAAAGTGTTGAATGCTTCAACTACTTCATTAATTTTATCAGGACCATATGGCATATCTGGTAAACCACATGACACATCGTATCTAGAAGTTGCATATTTGTTCAAAGCTGCTCCTATATCTCTCTCAGCGTAGTCTTTTAAGTCTACTAAGTATAAAATAGGGTGTATATCACTCAAACCATATGCATAATCATCAAAAGGATTGTTTTTTATTTCAATTATCTCATCTTCTTCAAAACGTACAGATTCTTTATCTGTACCCAAATCTTGGTAATAATACATGATTTGACCATGTATATCACGTTTTACGTACATATTTTGACTAGAACGTACTACTAAGTTGTCTCCAGTCCATTCTAAGTACCCATTACCAAAGATTCTAGCATTACGTAGCCAAGAATATAGAACTGTTTCAATGTTTATATCTCTAAACATATTCTCTACTTCTTCTCTTACACTATCATCGTCAGTAACAATGTCATAATTATCTTTAACTGCGTACAAACATGGTAAGTCTATTAATGTTCTAACTATAGGGTCAGACAAATAAACTCTCATGTATGTTTGTGGTTGGCCAATATGTTTCTCATATTCATTACCAACTACTACATTATTAGTTAATTTAATCCTTTTTATTACACCCGCTCCAAAACTGCGGGGTTCGTCCTTTTCAAACGGCGGATTGCTGCCTGTGACTGCAAAACGTCGTCTGATATTATCTAGAAACGACATGGCTATTTAATATTAACTAGATATAGTATATAAAGCTTTTGTCATAAATTACTTAAACTAGGTTTATTTAACCGAGAATTGCGTCTTCTAGTGTTAAAAATGCCATGTCCAGTGTATCCACTACGTGATGCACTCTGTCTACGTGTATTATTGCTAGAAACGTTACTAGAACCGAATGTACCACTAGATGGTAGCATAGATAACGTAGCATGTATACCCATAGCAGAACTATCACAGTAATCATCATGTTTACCACTAGGTGCTGCTATTTTTTCTGTTTTATTAGCTGCATCCATGGTATATTCTAAATCTATATGTTCTCTAATCCATTTGTTAACATACTTAGCAGTATCTTTGGGTAAATTCTTTGGGTCGGGCACTCTTACTCTTCCTTGTTGTAAATAAGACTGATAATCTCTGTACATTTGTGTTTTAGTACCTTTAGGGCCTCCCGTAAAGACAAAACCAATAAAGTGGATAGAATCATCTATACACGCCCTCCTGATGTCTTGTTCGATTGCGCCACCAATGCCAGTAGCGTCAATAATAACTTTGTCGGCACCAAGAGCACGAGCAACATCCATAATACGTTTACGTTGGTATGGTATATCGTGTCCGCCAGTTCTAGAAGATATTTCTTCAATGTATACAAGTCTAGCAATATTGTCGGAAGAAGACTTTTCAAGACCCCATGCACTAATAACAGTAGAATTAACAGATTTGCCAATGTCAACAGCAACAGTAATATTACGGCCTCTCTCCCCTCCGTCTTCTCCATCGATTTTAATAAGTTGATAATCATCACAGCACCTTTTAACTTTTTCTGGATTGAAAACGTTCGATACACTTTCTACAAACTCACATTCATATTCTGTTCTCCAGTGAATAGAATCTTCTCCCCATTCAGTCATCTTATCTAACATTTCTTCTTCGGTGTATGGAGCAGCGTAAGCCTCTCCGGGTTTCACAGCATCTCTCCATGTGTAGTGTAAACGAGTAAATGTCTCTGCATAATTATCGTCATACAAGTATCTCCACATGTGATTGTCTTTAGATTTAGGAGTTCCTAGGTTTATGAACGGTGCTTTGTTAGAAACAATAGCAGGCTCTACATTATCTACGAATAAATTATCATCGATGAGTGGTGACTCATCAACGATTAAAAATGTAGGATGTTGTCCACGTATAGCTTGCCCCTGATTAGTAGGCGCTAAAGGAGCACGTCTCATTATAGTGCCCCCCTTAAGTGTTATATTGGGCTTGTTATGAAAACGATACCCTTCTACTAAGCTATCTAAGAATTTATTGTCAGCAAAATGTCTATATACATAATTAAATATGAGTGCTGCTTGGTCCTCAGTAGGTGCCAAGATAAATATTAAATCCCTAAAACGGTTAAAAAACATATAAACAACTACAGCTACAGACAAAGCAAACGATTTACCACTGCCACGTGGAGCTAAGATTGCTAATTTGCGCTGGTTGCTATCTTCTGGGTAAGTTAAAGACTTTATTATAATATCTTCTTGTAATGGTCTTAACTTTAAAGGTCTTGATTTATTGTCAATTAAATAGGTATGACAAAATGCTCTGACCAATTTTCGCATTTTCTCTTCATCGTGTCTACACTGTTCGAATATATTCTCTAATTTCTTTGTATCGTAAGTACCTTTACTACTCAGAGCTGCTTGTAGGCTCTTCGTCTGACTCTTTAGTTGGTTTTTTATCATCTAGTGTCTCCAAAAAGGACCCGAAGTCCTCAGTTCGTTGTTCGACTAAGTCTGGTACTTGGATATTCAATGCTCTGAATTCTGTATGGATATCACGTACTATTTGGTTTCGTTGTCGCAAGAGCTCTGTTCTAGCGTTAACATCCCGAATACATACAAGAATTTCTTCCCAAAGCAAGTCTTCAAGCGCAAGATTACGTGCCAGAAGGCGGACAAGCTCTTTATGACGTTCATATTCAGCTTCTCCAACCCTCTCGCGTAATCTCGACTCGTATTCCTCTACGTTCAAAGTCCTTTCCCTTCATCGAGGGCAGACTTGACTTTAGATTTTACAAGACTGGCTAGCTCGTCATCTTTCTCATCCCAAGCTGTAATTAATACATTTCGGACTAAGGAATCCTTGACGTGCTTTTGTGCCTGTTCATCAAGCTTATCAAAAGCTTTCATCTGGGCTTTAGTTAGATTTTTATCTAGTAACTCCATTAATTCAGCTTCGTTATTCTTTAAGTATTTAAAAACTAACTCTTTTACTGCAGGTACGGTGTAAGCTATGTAAGCTCCTAATCCTAATACCAATGCAGCTAGTGCTGCTAATAATGGGTCGTCCATCAAAGCGTCTAACATTCCAGATTCTTCTACAGTATCAATGATAGCGGTAAGGTTACCCTCACTTGTCTCATTAGTTGCTGTACTATTTGTTGTTTCATTTGCCATATGTTGATATCTCCATATTGGGGGGCTACTCTTGGACACTTGCGTAAGCATTCCTCTGGAGCCTTGGCCCTAGCGAGTCGCCCTTTAATAAATACACATCAGGACTATATAAAGCTTACCATTTAACTCTATTTGCCCAATAAGCAGCTGACATCTTACCTTTCTTGATATTTTTAGCGTGGCGCGCCTTAAAACTCTTTCTTCTGGCTTTTTGTCTAGCAGACTCACCTTTCTTAGGTTTACCTGCTGTTCTTACTCCTTGTTGACCAAATCTAATTAATTTTGTCTTAGTTCCTTCTTTAGCAACTACTACGTGTGATTTAGTAGGGTGATTAGGAGTTCTTTTTGGTTTATTATATCCAGCAACTCCTGCTCTTGTTAGTTTAGGGTCTTTCTTCTTTTTTGGTGCCATTATTTACCTCTTTGCTTTCTTGCAGTGGCTTGTGCCTTTTTAGATAACTCACCATAATGAAAAATCCTTTTAGATGACTTTGTATGTGTTTTACCTGAGTGTATGTGCCCATTTGGCATTTTATGCACTTGACCTTTGAACACTGTGCCATCTTTATTATAATGTTTTCTCATTAGTATTTCTTTTTCATGGTTTTCTTTTTCTTCTTTTTATATGCCATTACTTAGACCTCC